ACGCAGATCTTTATACGCCAACTTATTTTAAAGTGGTAGATGAAGCAGATTTTAACAAGCCAGGAGATACAGTTGATAATGTTAGCGTATCCCACTTGGCTGGAATTGATTATGCTGACGTGGTAATTACAGCTACATTAGACTACGAAGAGCCATTGGCCATTGATAGCACCTACAATTTGTTTGATGCTACAAGTGGAAGAATTGATCCTACTACAATTTTAAACGGTGAATTTGAATTTAACGAAATTGGATTGAAAACTAAAGGTTCAGCAGGATTGAATTCTGGCAATTTATTAACGCATTTTATCTTTCACCCTGTGCAAAAAAACATTGAGCAACGTATTCAGATTATCTATACCCTACGTGTAAGAGCTGGTTAAGCACGTAAAACTAAATATAGCATGGGACAAAGGAACAAATATGGCATATGAAATAACTAAAAGCAACGGATTAACCTTGGTGACACTATTGGATGGTGAAATCGATGATACATCATCTGACCTGGTATTACTAGGAAAAAACTATCTTGGCTATGGTGAAATTGTTGCTGAAAATTTTATTCATCTGATAGAAAATTTAGCCGGCAAGGCCAGAACAGAGTTAACCCCACTAGAGGGACAAATTTGGTATAACAGCAGAACAGATGAAGTAGCAGTTGGCTTTGACCCTCAAGAATTGTACTTTAATATCGATGGCAAGAATACAGTAAACAGTTGGAAACATATTGTTTCGTTTACAAACGGCACTGGAATCGAAGAATGTATAATTGTTGATACAAATAATGCATTACACAGATGTATAAGAATTAAAATCAAGCCATACCAGACTACAGCACAAAGTGTATTGGTTGCTATCATAAGCGTTGACGATGACTTTACCCCTAAAGGCCCAAATTCTCAACCCGATGGATATGATTATGGTCCTTTCTTAGGTACACCTGATCCTACAGCACCAGAAAGTGTATTCAATGGTAAAATTGGTAAAGGTATTAACTTAAACAATAGCAGTGCATTTAAGTTGCGTGGTGTTGCAGTTGAAGCCGAGTTTGCTGACGTTGCTGAAATTTACGAAAGTGATGCCAGCTACGAACCGGGTACACTTGTAAGCTTAGGAGGTTCTGCAGAAGTAACACAAACTTCCGGCCTTGCTGATACAAATATTTTTGGTATTGTGTCAACTCGACCTGCGTATCTTATGAATACACGAGCCAGAGGTAAAAAGAATGCACTACCAATTGCTGTTGCTGGTCGTATTCCAGTAAAAGTTAAAGGCATTGTCAAGCGAGGCGATAGATTAATTGCCAGCGATGAGCCAGGTATTGCCCAAGCATATAGTGGCAGTGAACCTGTTTGGAGCATTGTTGGCCGTAGCCTTAATGACTATTCAGGATCAGGAGTAGGCAAGGTAGAAGCCACAATCGGAGCCCGATAAATGGCCAGATTCAACCGTGCCGATAAGATAACGCAAGATAGATATAATGCATTGGCTCAGGAAGTCAATGAGTTATTTGCTGACCTACATAAAAATCAAGGTCCAAGCAGTAGCTATCTTGTTCAAGATCAAATTCGATGGGGTTGGGGCGGCTTACCAGCAAATCCTGCAGTCAGGTCAAATAAAGTAACAGCTGAATTGATCAATGAACTGGTACATAGAATCAATTTGAGCACACTTAGAACAAATAGCAGTGACGAAGAAATTGTTGTTACATCACCAGGTGAATTAATCACAGCAGAGTTCTTCAACAACGCAAGTCGATTGCTTAATACAGCTAGAAAAAAACGCAATGAAGTTGATCCAGCACTAACAACAATAGCAACGTTTGGTCGTAGCATTAGCGATGGTGTTAAGTGGAATCAAGTTTACGAAACAGAATTTGAATTAGACTTTGGCGGATACGAAGAAGCAAGACACTTTTTTAATGCCGGTGGCGATATTAGATTAGATTATGTAATTGCACATGGCCACGGCACAGGTTATATGACATGGCGTGGTATTTTTACCGACATGGGCACCTTAAAATTTAATATTGATAACACAGTTAGTTTAAATCACCGTGGTATCAGTCAAAGCAAGGGGTTTGTACATTTATTAAACGAACCAGAAGAACAGTTATTGTATACAAGTCCAGCAGGTGGTGATGGCCAAGGCGGATATGGCGGACACGGAAATAACTATTCATCTAGTCGTTTAAAATTATACGGTGTGCTCGATGATGGTGTATTGCGATTAAGAACAGAGCTGGATCATACCAATTTGGCCACAGATGTATATGGTATTGTAACTCAAACAGGCCACGTTACTCATCCGTCAAGGGTAAGAGAAGCAGGGGTTGTATTAACCATTCCAAATCCAACAGCCGCGTTAACAAAACCGTGGCGCGAAAAAGGACATGAGCTTCCTCAGGTGTATGCAACAGTTTCCAATGATACATCAGTTACTGAACGTCAAACAATTACATTTAATGTAAGAACTACAAATGTACCAGCAGAGTATACATTGTGGTGGGTAAATATTGGTACAACAAATGGTTCGGACTTTGATGATTTAGCCAACTCTGGTTCATTTACTATAGACAGCAAAGGCAAAGGCCAAGTTGTACGCAAACTGAAAACAGATCAGGTTGTTGAAGGCAGTGAAACAGTTTGCATAGAAATACATGCCAATGGCATAAATGGTCCAGTGATTGCAACAAGCAATATAGTCGTTGTAAGTGACATTTAAAGTGGCTTTTCTTTACAATTTATACTAGTTAAATATCTAGGTATAAATTAGGAAGATTATATGGATAACAGACTCGACGAGGCCCTTACATTTGCAAACTATCGCCTTACATTACAAATCCAGCGACAAAACATAACGGCCCGGACAGAAACTGCTTTGGTATTTTCATACCAAAGTGCCATTTTTAAAGCATCTATTGATTTGATTGGCTTTGTGGATTTGAAAACACGATTGGGTGGTGTGCTTAACGTAGAAGACCAATCTGGCAATGTTATTACCATCAAGGAACCAGCTGAATTCTTAAAAATTCTTGTTGAAAAATATGATTTTGCAATGAACATGAAACAAGAAGAACAACAGAAATTAAAATCAGCAAGAACAACAGCAAAAGTTGTAGGACTATAAATGAAAAAGCAAGGGTTCATGATGTTTGCTTATAACAATGAGCAACTGGACTACACTCAACTGGCTCTTATGGCGGCGTATGCTATCAAAAAGTACATGCCAAGATATCCTGTTGTGCTTGTTACCAATCAAGCAAGTCTGGAGCATTGTATCCACATTCATGGCAGAGAGCTTATGGATGCGGCATGGGACCGAATTATTATAACAAATCCTGTGTATGAAAAGAATACACGGCTACACTATGATGGTGCATACTACAGCTTCAATGCACAATTCACAAACACAAACAAACACGACATTTACAATCTAAGTCCGTTTGAAGAAACCATACTCATTGACACTGATTACCTCTGCGGCAATGATAATCTATCAATGCTATTTGGCGGCCAACATGATGTGGCAATGTACAGCAGAGCCAAAAATCTTCGTTATGAAGATCCTTATTTTAAAGAATGTTGGTTACATCACGCTGGAATTCGCATGTGGTGGTCAACTGTTGTTTATTGGCGTAAAAGCGAAGAAGCACAACATTTTTTTAATGTTTGGAGCGAAGTAAAAGATAATTGGGATTACTATAGATTCTTGTATAAGTTCCCCGGAACATTATATAGAACAGACTACGCCGCCAGCATTGCCGCACACTTATGCGATGGCTGGCAAGATGGCGGATTCATTGGTTCAATACCTAATTATATGCGATTCCAAAATCAAAGGGACGATATTATTGAAGTCAAAGGGGCTAACAGATGGGTAATGCTTAGTAACCTCCCAGAGGAATGGAAGAACGTTGTAGTAGAGATTGCCAATGAAGATGTTCACATGATGAACAAAAGAAGTATATTGCGTAATTATAATATCATCATGGATAATTTAGCATGACAATACACGTATTAACACTTCCTGGCCAAGAAGACCTATATAAAGCAACAAAGTTTGATTGCTCATTTGTTGACATTACAAACAATGTGGTACCATTTGACATAAAAGGTACTGCTATGGAACAGCTGGATCAACTAAAAGAATTAAAACTAGAGTCAGGCGACATTGTATGCATGGCAGGCTTATGTCCACGACCAATGACCTTTCACGTTTCTACATTGGCAAAAGAAACTAAAGAAAACTACATGCCCGGCCTAGGAATTGATCATCGCAGTGTAGCTATAGCAACAGGGAAAATGCAACATCGATTACCGATCGAGAATAATTATCAAATGGCATGGCCGTATGTTATGGTAATTGGCAATGTTGAATCAGCAATGCTTAGTTTTGAGTTATTAAAACACTTAGATCCTGCTGACTACTGGCCAGAATACACACCACAAGAACCTATACTAGAACATTTGTTATCTGTTGCGGCAACTGCTGGTAATTGGCAAACTCCAAATTGGTTTAAAGTTGTTGATCTAAGTATACGAGATTTAGAAATTGCACCAATTATGTACGCCAGTCACACTTGGCATGACTGGATCAGTTTTTATCCTTCTAATGGAAATATGAAACTAGAAAATCATGCACAGCTTTTTCCAGTTTGGTTAGCAGGAAGTAAAAGACCACTGGAGTATTGGCAACGTGTCAGCTAATGTAGGTTTTGAAATACGTGTAAGAAAATCAAAAGGTTCAAACTTTTGGTCAGTGTTCTATGATCTTGACACCGGCGACATTGAATCTATCAAGCCAGGAGAATACAAGGCCGCAAATGCAATTGTTGTTTCGTATAGCAAGATAAAAGATTTCTTGAGTGGTGAAGCAAGTCAGAGCGAGTATAAGGTCAGATTCAATGAAACACTTGGTACGTTGGATATTGTTGATCAAACTAAATTAAACGAAATCTTAAACAGACTTGATTGGATACAGTGGTTAAATGTAGCAGAGTCAGGCGGCAATCCAATCAGCTCTATTAGAGTAGTGTTGTTTGGTGATTCTGGTATATTTCGTATTGAAGCAGACAGAACTTGGGCGACTCGCTTAAAGGAAGGTCTTGAAAAAGACAATGCCACTGAAAAAATCCCAATGTACATTGCAGATGCAAGTGATCCGCATCTGATATTAGGGCGACAGGATATAGACCTTAATGATGTAATTGAAAATGGATATTGGGAAGGACGTTTGTGGTCGTTCATGAATCATGCTACAGTACAACAAGTTCTTTATCATGGAAAACGTGTTCAAGTCAGTATACCACCCATTGCAGAATCAATTTGCTTTTTTAGACTGGGTGAGTATTATCCTTTTACTGGCGTAGCAGAAGAACAAACTGTAATGAGTCATCTGGGTCAGGGAAAACATATCTCTATATTTGTCAATGGCGTTGATGTGTGGGCAAAAAGTCATTATACAAAAGGTTCAAGTCTTGATCAAATTGTAGGAGATCTTAGACTGGCAATAGTTAGCAAGGACGACCCAGAATATTTTCATGACTGGACCAAGCTACCTGCACTTATGCTGAGACAGGAACATCCTTTTAAAATTCTCGACAATTGGCAGTATCAGACCTTGCCTCACGTACTATATAAAGCAAACAATCTAGATATAGGAGTATGCTTTGGGAACCCCAATCAGTGAATTTGACGTAGTCTTTATCAGCTACGATGAACCAAACGGTGATGAGAATTACGCAGATCTTTTAGAAAAATGTCCATGGGCCAAACGTAGCCATGGCGTATATGGAAGCGATGCATGCCACAAAGCGGCTGCCGCATTAGCAGAAACAGATCGATTTATAACAGTAGATGGCGACAATAAAGTACGTCCAGAGTTCTTTGAACTTGATCTTGACATGAGCAAATTTGACAACAGTGATGTTCTATCCTGGTCTGGTAAGAACATTATCAATGGACTAGTGTATGGCAATGGTGGCGTCAAGCTTTGGCCAAAGCATGTGGTTGAACAGATGCGTACACATGAAACAATATCCAATGGTAAAGGTGCTGTAGATTTTTGTTGGGATATACACTATCATCAATTGAATAACATTTACAGTGATGTTTATAACAATGCCAGTCCTTATCAAGCGTATCGTGCAGGATTCCGTGAAGGTGTTAAGTTGGCACTGGTTGATGGACAACCAATGGACTGGAGAAAAATTGCCGAATCAAATCATTACAAAAATCATAGACGATTACTTGTATGGATGAGTGTTGGCGCAGATGTTGAAAACGGTTTGTGGGCAATGTATGGTGCCAGACTTGGTTGTTATATGACAAACATTCAACGTGATTGGGATTATACACTTGTTCGTGACTTTGAATGGCATAACCGCTTCTGGGCAGATACAGTACAACCACAATTTGCAGGTACAGAAGTCACTTGCCCAATTACAAAGTACTCATATGATAAAACAAAGTTGTATGATGAAACTGTTAAACTTGGTCGTATGTTACAACAGGATTTGAGATTAGATATTGCTGATCTGGACGAAGCTGGTAGCAAGTTCTTCAAGGCAAGTTATTTCAATCCTAATCGTTTAGGCCCAACAGTTAAAGAATCAGAAGTTGAACAATTTATTTCGGGGTAAACTTTGCTAGACGTATTTTTTATTTCAATGGGAGAACCTGGTTGTGAAAACAACTGGAAACGCCTACAGGAATTTGTGCCGGCAGCAAGGCGTGTAGATAATATCAAAGGCATCTACAATGTACATGCAACATGTGCTAAACTAAGTCGCACAGATAGTTTTTGGGTAGTTGATTCTGATGCCTGGATACTCGATGGATTTGATTTTACATGGGAACCAGATCCCGACTACATTGAAAACGGAATCAGAGAAACAGATAGTTTTGTGATTTGGCCAAGCCGTAATCCAGTTAATGGATTAGAGTATGGCTATGGTGCCGTTAAAGTATTTTCCAAACAACCATTCATTGATGGAAAATCATGGTCAGTTGACATGACATCATCTATTGCTAAAAACATCATCAACAAAGATGTCATCAGTTGTGAAACAAGATTTAATGTAACACCCGAAACAGCATGGATTGGTGCATTTAGAGAATGTACCAAGCTATCAAGCCTATCAATGATTAAGGCCCGTGTCCGTAAGGCCATTGCTAAAGAACAAGAAGAATTTGATAATATCATGGCTTATGTTACTGCTCAAGACTGGGCGGATGAACAAAAGCTAAATTATCGCAAGGCACAAAATCTGTTGGTCCGTGAAAAATACAAAAACGAAAAGAGTATATTTTTGCATTGGGATGAAATTGATTCGTTGAACCGTCGCTTACTCACCTGGTGTACACAAGGATGGGATAATAAGAATGGTGAACATACTATCAATGGAGCCCGTGCTGGTGCAAAGTACGGATTAAGAAATAGCGATAACACAGACGCCCTCGATAAGATTAATGACTGGGATTGGTTAAGAAAGGAATACAAGAAACATGTCAATGTTTAACATTAAGCCAAAGGCACAAAAATTTGCACCAACTAGAGTTGTTGATAGGTACATTTCTAGTGTGCCTGTTGTTTTTTTAAGTTTTGATGAACCAAATGCTGATGAAAATTGGGAATTGCTAAAGTCAGTGGTTCCACACAAGCGTATTGCTCGAGTTCATGGTGTAGTAGGATTTGATGCCGCACACAAAGCGGCCGCAAGTGAATTTGCAAGCAGTGAATATGTTATCACTGTTGATGCAGACAACAAAGTTGATTCAGAGTTCTTTAAGAAAGAACTTCCAGATGACATGAATGGTCGGGTAAGCTTTACATGGGGTGGTAGACAATACACTAACGGATTAATGTACGGCAATGGCGGGCTTAAGATGTGGAGTACAGAACATCTTGCTAATATGAAGAGTCATGAACTAGCAGATGAAGAACGTGATGCTGTAGACTTTTGCTGGGACTTTCAACGTTATAAAGAAATGCCAGGATGCTATAGCGATGTGTATACAAATGCCAGTCCTTATCAAGCATTTCGTGTAGGATTCCGTGAAGGCGTTAAGTTAAGCATGGAACAAGGCCGCTTATTATCATTCGATGAATGGCCTACAGTTATGCATGCCGCAAACTTTCAACGTCTTGTTACATGGATGACTGTTGGTAGAGATGTTGAAAATGGTGCCTGGAGTGTATACGGAGCAAGACTTGCTGTTAAATTATTACAATACGATAAGTTTGACTTTGTTAATATTCGAGATTATGCGTGGTTTAAAAACTTTTTCAACGAACACCAAACAGTTAATCCAGCAGTTGCTAGTAAGGCCCTTGGTAAAAACATAAGTGAAGGCCTGGGATGGATTCTACCGGACTTTGATGAAGAACAAAGTAGGTTTTTAAAGATGACACAATTGCACCCAGAAAAACCATTGACGCATGAAGATGTTGAGTGGAGAACAAATTTAAAACTATATGGATGGTTCCGTGGATAAGAATTCTGAACTTTGTAACGCCTTGATATTTTTTGCAGACGAAGCCATTGGGTTTCGTAAAAGCCTACACCACTATCATCGTTGGTTAGAAACACGTGAACAAGGTGAGCTCGAAGCTTTATTCTTAGAAATAGGAAGAGAAAACTTTGTTGACCTGTGGCCTATCTTGAATTCAATTAAGAAAGATCAAGATAGAGAAGGTATAATGCAACTTGCCGAGTTAACAAAATTTGGTTTATTTTTGCCAAGAGCATGGGCAAAACAAAATGAAGTCAGATTGACTCCCTTGAAACATTATCCGTTTACATTGCCAATGCGAGATATGTACCACTTTTCTCAGGTAGTAGCAGACTTCAAAGAATGGATTAATCATAATACCAAATGGTATAATAGAACAGTTGATCCACTGGCTGTTATCGCATATTCTCAACAGTTGATGGCAGATGCCAAGACTGATTTTAAAAAGGCTTTTGAACTTTTAGAAATGTTTTTTGGGCATGGCACATTGGCATCATGTGTGTTAGACAATGACATTGAATTGTTTGGAAATGTTGTTAGCACATACTATGCCAAGGAAAGCGAACACATTAAAGTTTTGTCCAAGGCAATGAAAAATCATCCAGATTTAAACTGGAAAGATGCATTAAGCCGCAATCAAGTTCGTAGTAAAATTTGGTTGCTTGAAAAAGTCAAAGACATTCAAGTGTACAAGGAAAAGCGCAGGATAGGAGAAGCTGAACCAACAACAATCATTGTTGGTGGTTGGGTAGGACTTTTGCCATATCTGGCTAATATGCTAGGAATTAAACTGGGACCAACGTATAATGTAGATATAGACACATCAGTTCATGGTGCGGCAACTGAATTAAACTATGCTTTCAACAACAATTTTAGAAACAGCGAAACTGATATTAGAGAATTTAATATAGCTCGCTTTCCAAAGCCAATTGTTATCGATACCATTGTTGAGCACTTTGAAGATCACAGTCGTTGGGTTAAAAGTTTGCCAATGGGTACAACAGTGATTCTTCAAGGCAATGATATGTTTCATGTTCCAGATCATGTTAACTGTCATGCAAGTTATGAAGAGTTTATTAAAGATACAGGTCTTAATAAGATTACATGGGTAGGTGAATTGAATCTTGACAATTGCACAAGATACATGGCTATAGGAAACAACTGAGGAAAATATGACATTAAGAACTGAAATTGATTTTGAGGCGGATAAAAACTACGTTCCGGTATTGGATCATGGTTTTGTAGGTCTTGTTGACCATATGGGCAGTGATAACGCTATTGTTCAAGCCGCCCGTGTTAGCTATGGCGCTGGCACAAAACAAGTTCAAGACGACAGGAACTTAATACGTTATCTAATGCGGCATGAGCATACAACGCCTTTTGAAATGTGTGAAGTCAAATTCCACATCAAACTTCCTATCTTTGTTATGCGACAGCTTGTACGTCATCGTACTGCCAGCATGAACGAATATAGTGCTCGTTATAGTGTGCTTACAAATGAGTTTTACATTCCTGAACTAGAACAAATCCAAAAGCAAAGTACTACTAACAAGCAGGGTCGCGAAGACAGTGAATGGGGCTTTGAAGAAAAGCGTGGAGTGCAACATGCCTTTCAACGTAGCTTTCATAATGCTTATAAAGAGTATGCTAGTTTGCTAGGTAAAGAAGATAATGGACTAGCTCGTGAGTTGGCTAGAAGTGTGCTTCCAGTAGGCGGATATACAGAATTGTATTGGAAAGCCAACTTGAAGAACTTCTTACATATGGCTCGTTTGCGTATGGATCCACACGCACAATGGGAGATTAGAGAGTTTGCCGGTGCTATGTATGACTTGGTTAAGCCATTGTTCCCTGCGGCATGTGGTGCATTTGAAGACTACGCTGTTAACTCTGTTAAGTTCAGCGCACAAGAAATGATAATGTTAAAACAGATTGTCAACAGAGAACGTTGGTTCGATATTGAAGAAGACTTTAGAACGCCCAAAGGTATAGCAAGTCACTTTGATATTAGTCAGCGAGAGCTAACTGAGTTTATGAAAAAATTAGGATTAGATTAAGATAAAACCTGCTTAAAGCAGGTTTTATTTTGACTTAGTGATTAAAGTGAGTTGCTAGCAATGCACCAACTACCCGGGTGACTCTGGTCTTGATTAGCTCGCTGTCCATCATTACTTCAAAATCTACAATACGATCGATGTATTGTTCCAATTGTTTACTTGCAAGGACTTCGCTACTGGTCTTAATATCAGTGAGATCAGATTTTTTAAATATAATCTCACTGCAATCATTTAGGTAAACTTTAATCCATTCAATGTATTCAACTGGAACTTCTTCAACATGTATCTCTCGTAGCATCTCTTCAAAGCTTCGGTCTTTTTTACGAATACTCATGTCTTGCTCCAAAAAGATTTCAGTCGTTCAAACAACTTAGGTTTCACAGTTAAACTGTCTGTGCTACCTGTGATTTGGCTGGACGACCGCGTCCTCTCTTGATTGGCAAGTCTTGACTTATTGGTTGAACCGCGGGGACGACCGCGACCTGGCCTTTTGGGTCAAGCTTATCCGCCTCTTCACGTAGTCTACGAACCTCAGCTTCAAAGGTTGCTGCCTGTGCTCTGTATTTGCTTGCCAATTGCTGATCAGTAATAACACCCGGAGGGCTTGACTCTTGAACATTACCGCCAATGTCACTTGAACGTGTACTGCCTGATTTTGGTTGAGTTGCTATTTCTGATCTTTCAATTTGCTTCAATTCACGGTTGAGATCAACAAGGTTAATCTCAACACCTGGTCGTGGTGTCATTACTACACTTTTTGTAGAAACTTTTATCATCCAACCACGCTGGTGAATTGTGTTCAACATATTTGTACCATCGTGAAATACTTGTCTAAACAAGAAGTCACTTGGATCGTTGCTATCTTGAGCATGGTTACTTTCAATAGCACGGATTAGGTCGTCATGATAAAGAGCTGGCAAAGCTTCAGTTGGAATGACCAATGCTGACTCTGAATCGTCCGGTAACGATCTAAAGACTACTACTACTTTTTTACCTTGGCCATTAATACCAACGTGTTTAATAAACTTTGCCATTTGGCAGCTCCTTTAAAATAAATTACTCAGCGGTAACTTCTGC